TTTTCTCATACAATTACTCTATACAAGTCAAGCACTCTTTTGATATGATCTGGAAAATCAGTATTATTTCTAACACTAGAAGTGCCTTGTAATTCAAGTGTTGCACCCTGTATTGTTCTCCTTCTCTTATGCTCGTCTCGTAAGTAGTATGTAATTAAGTCAAATACTGCTAATTTGAGATCAGAAGGAACAGCAGAATAGCCAGATCGATATGCAATTTGTACAGATCCAAATCCTCTCTGAAAATTTTTAGAACTATTCCCAGTAATTCTTCTTACAGCATCAAAAGTAGTATCAACATAATAATCTTCGTTTACTGTTAATGTTGTATAAGAATCTGTAGGATTACCTCTTTCTTTTACAGAAGTAACACTTACAAGAGGGCTTTCACTTACTATTATAACTGATGTGCTCTCTGTAATGTTAAAAGTTTCTGTTTTATCAGAACTAAAATGATCAACAAAACTTGTACCACAATATTTCTTTACTAATTCTGAAATTTGAGGTACTAAAATATTTAGGCGATCGTCATCTTTAGCTCCAGTCAGCCCTTCTGAATCTTTATAATCTTGTACTGTTACTAAATCCGCCATATTAAAAAGTGTGGGTTTTAAGGTAAACCCACAAAACCATAATTAATCTATTAACTAGATTTGTAGTTTCTGATAACAACTGCGTCAGAACCGCCGATGATGTCATCAAATCCAAGTCTTTGTGAAGCCACAAGTACTCTTCTTTGATTCTCAACGTCGTAGTCTGATTCAATTGTAACGCCTCTTAGTCTAGGCATAATGAAGTTTCTAGCATATAAAGCTACAGCATGAGTTTTATTAACTGCTCTTGCTTGGAACTCATCACAGATTAATACTCTAGATCCGAAGACCTGACCAATCTCACCAGAAAGCTTTGTTGCCATGTCGCCAACTAAGTTAACGTCTTGGAAGTTTGCATCTTCTAGTAAGTTGTAGTATGCTTCTTGTGATACAATATACACAACTTCTTGTGGGCTAACACCGTATTTACCCATATTTTTTCTCATTTCTAATAACTCAAGAGATGTAAGTTTATCAGATGCTGCTGCCTCTGAACCTACGAGTACATTTGAAGCATCAGTAGCTTTGTGAACTAGTCCATCAAAAATACCTGATGTGTATGTACCTTGTGCATTGTTACCAAATAAGATAGCATTTTCCATACCTCTTGCATGAGCTCTAACCATTGATTCTCTGATTAATGGTAGAATTGGCATAATCGCGTCTTCTTCTGTTTCATTACCAATAAATGATTTTGAAATCAATTTCTTAACAGTTAATGTTTTTTCTGTTAAGTCGATACCGCCTCTATCACCAGTAGTTACATAAGAGTCACCTCTTTCTGATAAGTTACCGTGTGGGCTTGCACCGTCGCCTGTACCAGCAGCTGATACGAATTCAGCGTATCCTGCATCTGGTAAGATTGGCATAATCATTGAAGCACTAGTCATTGGAACTTCTCTAAATAGAGGAGCTAAGACTAATTCGTTTTGAATGTCTCTTTCAACATTAGTTGAAACAACTTGTTCGAAGTCTGCAGATGATACTGCAACACTTGAATCAGCGTTTACTTTTTCTATGATACCTTGACCATATTTTGTGCTTTCAATTGACTTCTGTCCAGTAATAACTGAAAGAACTTTTGCGTCCATAATTTCCTCTTTATGAGTTTCTTTCCAGTTAGAGTTTGTACCTCTATCTGAGAAGATTCTTTTGGACTCTCTCATCTTCATGATTTCTTCTGATTTCTCAGTTAAATCTTTTTGTAGTTCTGAAACTACTGATGAAAGCTCTTCATTCTTTTCTAACAGTCTTGACTCGACATCATTTACTAATTTCTCGGCACCGGATAATCCAGCTTCGATTATAGTTTTCTGTTCGTCCTGTTTTGCCTCTTGAACAGCCTTTGCTTCAGCCTCGACTTCTGCAGCTTTTTGAAGTTCTGCGTCGTCTTTAGCTTTTTGCTCTGCTTGTTGCATAGCAATAGTAGTTGCAGTTTTCTTAGCAACTTCTTCAGCAAATGCCTTCAGATCAAATTCTGGACTCTGAGTGTCATTTGACATATCTTTCTCCATATTATCCGCATTTGCGGCACTTGGCTGCTCAGTTTTGTCAGTAATAACTGACTCCACAGAGTGAGCCTTGTTAAACTGCTGTTTAAACTCTTGATACTCATCATCGCTGTCAAATGACTTTGATATTGAGAAAGTAGCAGTTTGATTAGCTGGTATGCTAACCACTGATACTTCAAGAAGTTCAGCACTTTTTATAAAAAATCCGTCAGTTTCTTTATTGTATTCAGCGTCCTTGACCTTGAAACCAACGGAAAAGGCTCCAAGGACACCGTCTTTAATTAGGTCTACTACATCTCCAGCAGACTTTGAAATTTTTGCTTCTATTTCAAGGCCGTTTTGAGTAACATCGCAATATTTTGCTCTACCAATCGGTCTATTATAGTCGTGATTAAAAAGAATAATTGGGTTATCCCCATAGTTATCTAAACCACCATCTTTCCAAGCATTGTGATCAATTATATCACCAGTTCTATCTAAGGCATTAGTACTAGCTAAACCTTTAATAGTTATTGAGCCGTCTTCTTCAAGATTTGACTTTTCAAAAGTACTAGTTATATGAAATACTTTTTTCATTATTCTTCCTCTTTTTTAACAGCTTTTTTCTTAGCTGGCTTCGTTGTCTTCTTTTCGACAACTGGTTCTACTAAACCTTCACCTGATTCCATGGCAGCCCATAAGTCTGGGTGGTTAGATCTCATAAGTTGCTTGAGTCTTGACCAACTTCCCCATAGTTTTCTTACAAGGTAAAAATTAGCAGGTGTATCTTTCTCTTGCATATACTCATTCATAGAAAGAAATTTTCCTTTCTTTACCATATACTCAGAGATTTGTTTTAAAATTGCTACTCTATTCATCTTCTTGTTGTTCCTCTTCTGGTGGTCTTCCACCTTCGCTTGGATTTGCACTTGAACCTGCTATATTTGCAGGTATTCTAGGCTCGTCAAATCCGTCTACTCTTTCTAATCTTAATGCCTCTCTAGCCTCATTTGGAGACATGATTCCTGTATTTACAAGTGTTGCATAGTAAGAAGCTTGATCTCTTAGTTCTGGCTGTAAAGCAGGTATTCCTGATACATTCTCATTTGCTTCGAAACCAAAGTATCTTTCTAATGCATACTTAATTTTTCTAACTATAGGTAGTACTGTTTCTAAATAGTATAGCCTATGGTTAGGTCTTATATTTGCGTTGTTTCCACCGTCCATAAGAATTGGTGGTATTCCCATAGCTTCTAGAATAATTCTTTCACAAGACTTAATTGAATCTTGGAAGTCTAGTTCTTTAAAATTAACATTTGTTAGTTTGTCAACTTCTAATCCACCATCTAATACTAAAGGTCTTCTACCTCCTGATACTGGATTGTATCTTGCTGTCCATGATTGTAACATTCTTTCTTTAATCTTTTCAGAAAGAGTATTAGGACTTTTTAACACTAATCCCGGTACCGCACCATTCTTAAAGAAGTTATCCTGAAAATGTCTCAAGTTGGCAAGTAGATTCATTGTTCTAAATGCAGGCTTAAGTCTAGGTACTCCTCTATAAATGGAGTGAAAACTGTTTTCTTTTATATGAATGATTTCGTTTACCTGATAATCGATAGAGGAATCAAACTCAT